TGAGAACCAATGCCTGATGTTCCATTTTGTAAGAAAAATAGACTATTATTTGTAGTTACACCAGCTCTTGTGGAACAAATACCTATATAATTTTCATCTTTTTTAATGACAAAAACATCAACCGATGTTTGTGATGATGATGGCAATTGGAATGAACCTGTTGAACTATTAGTGAATGATACGTCTATTTCACTATTGTTTATTGCTGTTCCATCCAAATCAACAGTTGGTTTTGTTAAAGTTATTTTTTGACCTGTCTCAAATGGATGATTTGGAAGGTATATTGATCTCTCTGGGATATCAATATCTTCAATTATTTCTCCAATATGGTATTTGACTATTGAGGAAGTGCCAGATGTACCTACACCCACAGATTGAGGTGCATTAAAGAATACAATATCATCTACCCTAGAATCAAATTGTTCAGTTCTAACTTGAATTGTAAAATTATTATTCAACGCATCTACGTTAGATCCAAATGTATGAGCTGAACCTACTTGTCTAAGAACTCTTAATGCCTTATTTGTATTAAAAACATTTAATACTTTTAATTCCTCTGTGGTTACACCTACTCCTATTCTAATTGATCCACCAATAGAAACATTAGATGGTATTCTATTTACAAAAATATCCGTTACTATACCAGCAGAGACGCTTTGATCTATCATAGATTTTGCTAATCCAACACTATCTGTTGATACGCCAACACTAAATGTATCACTTAAATTTAATATAGTAGTGCTTAATCCCGCAATTGATACAGATTCTCCTTGTTCAATTTCTAAAAATGGAGAGCGATTTATTTGTACTTCATTTGGACTATTCCAAGTTAATATTACATTATTAAATCTTTCGAGTGTAGTATCAATTCTTGATACACCAACACCAACTATTTCTGAAACCTCTGCTGAAAATCCAGAACCATTTGTGCCCTCTTCTTCAAATGATGTTAAATCACCAATCTTATATCCTGATCCACCATCTAAAATTTTAATATTTTCAATAGATCCTTGTGTAATAGATTCAATAATTGATGTTTGCCTAATTTTTTCATAAGATTCAGTAATAAAATCATTATCTGCAAACTGTTCTCCAACATTATAAGGATGTGTATTTCTAATTAAATTAGAATTATTAAAATCAAATTCTTGATTTAATTTATCATTTTCAGATACATAAGGTGATCTATAAGTTTGACCGATAAAATAAGGATAAACTCCTTGAATTTTATTTGTTGATCCGCCTATTTCAATAGTTGCATAGTATGCGTATATACCATTTGGAAATTCTGGAGTTTTTCCAAATCTACCATTATGAATATCAAGATCACCACTATTATCAAATATATAATCTTCAATGAAATAACCATCAGCAAATCCAGTTGGTCTATTTTTAACGTTTGATGTATCTAATTTATATGAAGAATTTATAATTTTGTGCTGAGAATTTGCATCATTTGGATCAGAGTGTCCAAATGGACCGTAGATTGGATTACCATCATATGCCCAACCTATGATTGGAGAGTGATTTAATAACTCGCTTTCATCAAATTCCCCATTTTCTTTTTCTGTGAATGTTTTCTTCCCATCTCTCAAATCAAGTTCAGATGCAGTTAATTGAGAATATCCTAAAACACCAAAATTTAATGAATCTGGTCTTGATACCAAATGCAAATCACCAAACCTATTTTGACTGTTTATAGTTAATTCCCTTACCCTTGATCTTAACTTACAATTTTTTCCTCTTGATATAACCTTTGCTGTGGTATTACTGTCATACCCTATACCAGAATTTATAACTACCGTCCCTATTATAGATCCATTTGATATAATGGGTCTTACAATCGCTCCTGCACCCTTCTCAGATGTAAATTCAATATCTGGTATAGAATTATACTCTTTACCTTGATTAGTTACAATAACTTCAATTATTTTACCATTATCAATTATGGGTCTTACCTCTGCATTTTTTCCATTTTGTAAAATTATATCTGGATTTATTTGATGATTTAATGTTTTTGAACCATAATCAGTTCCTTTATCATACAAATAAACATCTGTTATTTCACCAGTAATTAAAGGAGTTAGATTTATTGTTCCTGTTATTGAGGATCCAAAAGAAACCTCTACGTTAACCTTTATCTCTGGGTATGTGAAGGTCTGATAACCTGTGCCAGTTGAACCTAATCCAACAAATTTTCCTCTATCAAAATTAGATTTATCAGTCGCACCTATTCCAGCATCTGCTAATTTAAATGAATCATCATTTATCTTCATGACATAGTATGATGATGTAAGAGATAAACCTTGTATTGCTTTTGGAACTGTAGAACCAAGACCTACTGTTGGTGAGTATTCTACAATGTCACCGTGCGAAAATCCATGATTATCAAAATTAATAGTATCATATGAAGTTGATATACCAGCAGGATCAACTCTTAACTTACGATGTTGATATCCTTTTCCACCATTTACAATTCTAATATCTAATAATGTATTTTTAGATTCAGTTCTAAATTTATGAGTACCACTGGATCTTGTTTCTGTAGCGATACCAATCGTATTGATACCAGATAAGGCATCTGATTGATTATTGAATATTCTTATTGTTTTAGGATTTACAACTCTTACAAAATATGGATCACCATCTGCTAATGTTCCCTTTAATATTGTACTAAATGCAGAACCGATGCCAAGTGATGCATTACCTTGATTTCTATAAAATACTTTCTGACCATTATCTAAATTATGATTATCCTTAAATGATATTGTCTCATTATCAATATCTAATCCACCACCAAATGCAATACTTCTACTGTCAAACGATACCTCCCTAAATCTTGATCCAAGTATTGGTTCAAGAGCACAACCTTCACCATTTCCTCCTGTTAATGATAAACTCCTTATTGAATCAATATCAAAATCTTGTGGATCAACAAATATTTTTTTGACGCTTCCAGATAATGAAGGTTCGATTAGTGCACCAGTGCCACCACCATTTTGTATACTTAATTTTGGTGGATTTATTACATCATAATCCTCACCTTTATTATCAACCTCTACATTTTTTAGTGGACCATAATAAATTTTATCATCTGATACTGGTGATTGTATTTGGACACCATCAATCAATATCCCAATATCATTAACAGGTCTTTCTTTTTTTGTTGATATGAAAAGATTTTGTGATAAAGGTATTTTCTTTAAAACATTATTTGGTTCTAATTTTCTATTTGCATGTCTTTGGAGAATAAATTGGTGATCACCTGTTGACGTTGTACCAAATCCTACTTGAATATTGCTTGCATTGCCTATTTGACTTCTTGAATTATAAAGAGCAATTCTGGTTATATGAGTCTCTCCGACTTCAGGTTGAGGATCAACATAATATACTCTTCCTGATTCTAGTCCAACAATAGATTCCTCAGTTGGTTGATATAAAACAGCATCACCTTGAATAAACTTAATAGATTCTGTTGGTGGTAGGGGAAATTTTATATAATTAAATCTACCCGCAATTAATGTAGAGGGAGTATCAAAGGACGGATTATCAACATTATTAATTTTATCTTGAGCACCTGTGAATACACTACTTATAACATTTAAGTTAATATCATAACTGGGCAGAGAATTAGAAGTAACATATCCATCTATATCATTATCAGTATATACATTTAATACATCTGATATAATTTTATTATTTCCTTGTTTAATTTCGATACCTGTGCTATTTGCTTTTTTTAACACACGACGTATATCATATAATTGATTAGGATCTGTTGTAAATCCACCTAAAAAACTTGGAGTAATGACATTTAATGGGTAATCTACGTTTCCAGCGTTAAAAGTTCCTTGTATTCCAAACTCATTTCTTTTTAAGATCTCAAATAAATCATCCTTTCTTACAGATGATTTATCAATATTTGTTCTTAAATTAAATGGATTAGTTTCGTCAACCTGAAATCTTGAACTAGTATTATATACCCATGAATTTGCAAAAATTTGTTTATAATTTTCTTTATTATTAGATATTTTTTCACCTACATTTTTAACAAATACCTCCTCACCCTCATTTACAAGATTAATATCTGATACAGGGACTAAATCAGATAATACACCAGTTATACGTAAATCAACTCTTTTTGAAAGATCTCCATTTTCATAACCAAATATGCTTTCATCTATTCTGATGTTATCAGTTTTACTTATACCAGTTGAACCTGTTCCAATTGGATTAATAATACCTGTACATCCAAAAAACTGATTGACTGATTTAGAAGTGTAATTAACAACATTATCACCACTAATAAATGTTCCAGTGGCACCAAATCCAATAGTAGAATCAACTGAAACAACATCAGAATTTATTGGCACATCCTCTATACATTTTGTATTGCCAGGTATAGTAAATACACCTTCAATGAGATCTCTGTCACTAAATCCCACGAATAATGATATCTTATAATATGTTTTACCTGATCTTGTAAATATTTCTACTTCAGATATTGATCCATTTGTATTAACATCATTTGATTTAAAGATTGTTTGCCCGACAAGATTTTTAGGTTGACCGTTTGGAGTTATTAGATCAGCAACAATCACCTCCCTACGTATGAACTCAGAAGTTGATGGTTTAATTAAGTTATTTTCTAAATCTAAAACCTTAGAATCCACACCATATAATACTCTAAGTAGCACTTTAATTGATTCTTCAATACCTTTTGATTGATAAAAAGAACGTGCAAATTTGACAAAATTACCTACATCAAGATTTTCTGCAAAAGCATTTTCCTCAAAACCAGGTAAAAAGGTTTTCTTTAATTTTTTAAAAAATTCCTGTAAAAATAATACTGATAAATTGGTTACTGTTGATCCTGATGTATGTGTAGTTGCTGATGTATCTTCAAATTTTAATTTTTCTTTATTAACATCTATTAAAGAAGAAGAAACACCAACGTTATATCCTGTAACACCACTAAAACCACGAATACAGTCTGTAAAAGATGTTGGTGTTTTACCCTTATAAGAAATTATTTCATCATTAATCTTTAAAAGACCATATTCATCAGGAAACCCACTTGTGCTAGTTACATTAATTGTTTTATCATCTACATTGATTTGAGATGTAATCGATGAAATACCAACGATTACTTCTGGAACTAAATTATCTACTTTTATATACTGATCAAAATTAGTTAATAAATCACCAGATGCACCTTGAAATTCAAGTGAATTATAATATTCTTTAAAAAGTTCTATTGCATTGGGAAAATCTGCCCTAATAAATTCTGGCAGCTGATGATCAATTATCTCATTGACTTGTATTCTTTTGTCAATTTGTGACATAAATTATTTCCTCTCTAAAGATCCGTTTGAGTAACTTGATGTGAAGAAATCTCTTGTAAATGTAATACCTGAAATATCTTCTCCTGAAGCAATTACGTCCTTCACCATATTTATGGTACTCTTTGATACTTCTAAACTGACAAATAAATCCTTTAATCCCACAACATCATTTGACTCAGGAAATGCTTGCACCTCAACTATATTATTTTGTAATGCTGTTGATGTTATATTAATTGTATTCAAAATTACCTCTCCTTTCATATAATCTACTCCACCTGCACCTTTTGCCAAAATTACTTGTTGCCCTTTATTATTAGAGGTAACAACACTTAAAGTTCCTTTCATACTTCCATCTAAATTTCCCGATGCATCTTTATTTGGCACATCTGTCAGAAAACAAACATCATCAAATCCATTAATTGTAAAACCAGTGCTTTTTATATTAAATCCAAGTGGATTAATATAAAAACGATTTCCAAAACATAATTCATACTGAGCAAAAGAATTTATCGCTACTTTTAAGTCTCTTCTTATAATAACCTTTGTAATATTAGATGTAATAGCATCATTTGTACGATCTATCAATTGATTAATTTTACT